GTAAATTGATTAGCAGGTTTTTCTGATAACCATTTAAAACCTAAGTTTGTTATTTTATCCCATTTTTTTATAGTTGCTGCATCTGGCTTTTCTAATAACTTAGCTTGATATTCTGCTGGAAAATTTTCTTTTGGATTAAATTTATTTAAAAATAATTCTTTTACATTTGCTTCTTGTTTAGCTACTTTATCAGATATATTTTTCATAACGTTAGGAGCAAGGTCTCCTGCTCTCCATTTTCTAATAGTTAGTTCATCTATACCTGTTTCAAAAGCTAAATTAAGATTTACTTCTTTACCACCTTTAGAAATAAATTTTCTTATTGCAAATGCTTTTATTATTTCATCATTTGCTACTTCTCTAACCCAGTTATTTACTGGCGTAACTCCTTGCTGTGCTCCGTCAATTACTTTACCACCAAGCAAATCGTGTAACTGTGCTCTTTGTGAATAAACGAAATCATAAACTAATTGTTCATATTCTGCTGGTTTAGCACCACCTTTAGTAAGTATATTTCTTGGATTAGCAGGATTACTAGATACATTTAACATTACTTGTCTAAGTTCATTGCCTTCTGTCATAAGTTCTTTCACTAAAGTTGCATATGCTTTTTCTTTATTACTAGTTAAACTTGACTCAATTAAAGCTATTCTTCTAGCTAGTGGGTCATCAAATGTACCAATCAAATCTGCATATACAGAATTATTAAATTCAGGATTTTCTTTTCTAATAGCCTTTAAACCATCTTTTGTAAAATTACCACCACCTTGTCTTCCTAGTGTTCTGTCTGTATATCCTTGATTAATTTGTGCTTTGCTTAATCCTAATTTAAATTGATTACTTCCTGGTAACCAACCATCTGCTTTGTTGTATGTTCCAGCAAATAAATTAGCAATATATTGAATTGGATGATTGTATAAAGAATTAATACCACTAGCAGCTAATCTTGCTTGTTCTTCAATTTGAACTCTAACCAAATATGCAACTCTTAACAAAGCTAATGGTTTAAATGCTTTACTGTAATAAGTATCCATAAAGTTTGTTAATGCGTTATCTCCCATATAATCCATAACTTTTCCGATTTGGTCTCCAAGACTGTCATTCATTTGTCTTGTAACTTTAACTACTGCACTTGGTTGTGGTAATGATATAGAAGTTATTAAATGATTTTCGAAGACTGGATACCTGTAAGACGCTTCAAATAATGTATTAGCTGTATCTTCTGTATAACCTAATGTTTTTGTATGATACTTAATAAACTCATCTTTAAAAGATATAGGCATAGAAACATTCATAGAACCGTAGTATCTTGATATTTCTAAATGGTCTTCTAAATATCCAGCAGTTACAGTTGTAGCTTTATCAATAAATTGTTTTTGTTTTGTACTTAACTTTTCTGCTCCACCTAACTCTTTAATGTAAAAATCTCTTTGCTTTAATAAATCATTCCTAATAGCAGATGATACAAAGTTAGCTCTTGCATATTGATTATCACCAATATTATCTAATCCTTTTATTAAGTCTCTTACTCTGGCATTTTTAACTGTTTCATCTACTTGTGCAAGACTCATATATTTTGTGTATTCCTGTACTAGATAATCTGCATTGTTTACATCAAGTTGTGTATTATCGTATATTTGACCAAACTGTCTCTGGATATCTACTTTAAAAGTTTCTTTCATAACTTTTCTAAAGTTACCTGTTTTGTATGCTCTAGGTAGTTCTCCACCTGTAGCAGCTACTAATACTTTTGGATTTAATAATCTTCTTACTGCATCTGCTTTAGCAAAATCATCTGTTATACCTTTAGGTAATTTTTCCAAATTTTTATAAAAGTTTGTATATTGTTTACTTCCGTGTCCTGTAAACTCTGATAATCTTGTTAAATTAAAATTTGATTTTTCTATTATTGTTGCTGGATTATTTCTATTATCATACACCCAACTAAGAAAAGGAACCATATCTTCACTAGCTAAGTATTCATCTACAGCTTTTTGCCTAGTTACTTTTTGCAATCCTCTTTCTAAAAATCCCATTTGGTCTGCTTGTTCTGTAGTTAAAGCAGCAAATGATTTTTGTTGTCCTAAACCAAATTTACTTCTTCTTGCAGTAACAGCAGAAACTCCTTTAAGAACTTTATTAGCTGGGTCTGCATACCAAGATAAAGCTAAATCAGCAACACCAGTTAAAAAGTCATATGCTTCTGTTTGTGGACTAGCTATAAATTCAAATGGTTTAAATAAATATCTACCAGGAGTAACAGTAGGAGTAATTCCTCTTTCCAATAATGCTTGTGCTCTTTCTCCTGTAAACTGTACTTTATTAGCTGACTCTTCAAAATACTCTTCAAAGATAGGTGCTCCTAATTGTTCTAAAGCAAAAGCCCTAGCAATCTCTGGGCTAACACCTTCATCTATAAGTTGTTGAAATGTAGTAGTTTTTTCTGGGTCAGATTTTACTTTAAGAAAACTAGTTCCAATATCTACTGCTTTATTTTGTTTACGAGCAGTTATATATCTTGATAATGGGTCATCTACATCTGCTTCTTCCCAAGCATCTTTTAAACTATTAACTTTACCTTGTTGTAATAACTCACCTGCTCTTGCAGCTCTAGGCACTGTATTTTCCCAAGCCCAAAGGAAACCACCAGTTAAACCTTTAAGAGCTAAAACAGGAACACTAATATCCGAACTAATACCTATCTTTCTATAGATATTATTTTTTAGTCTTCCCCAAGAACTTTCTTCTCTTTGTAATACTCTGTCTTGTAATTCTGCAACGAACTGGTCATTAGCATTTGTTTGTGTTGCTCTAATAAGCATTGGACCAGGCATACTATATGACTGTTGATTAAGTTGACTAAATCTAGCAGCTAAGTCTGGATTTGTAGTGACAGGTATATTATTACGCTTAACTCTAAGTAAGTCGTTTATTATATCGTCTGAATAAAGTCCATATGCCATATCAAATTAAATACTGTAATAACGAATCGTCACCACTCTCAATCCAGCTGTTAAAGATAAATTGATTCATTTCGTAACTTGTTCCTGGCTCTGGTCCTGCTCCTTCTCCGAATGGTAATCCTGCTGATACTGGTTCTGCTTCTATTTGTGTTTCTGCAAAAGTATCTATTTGAGGCATTTGTTTTCTTACTTGTTGTTTTGGTGTTGGCACTGTAGGTAAATTTCCTACTTTTGGTAATCCACCTGTAACAGCTACTTGGTCTTTTATATCTATGCCTGTTCCATATGTAGTACCTGCTGTTAATCCAGCAACCATACCACCTGGATTTCTACCAGTTGATAATGCTGAACCATTAAAATTATTTTTACTTAACCCTTTGTTAGATGGACTTCTACCCATTATTCTTCCTCATCATCATAATACATAAAAGTTGAACTGATTATCATATAACCAAATGGAAATACCATTGGTGGCATTTGGTCTGTAAAGATTCTAGTTGCTCTATTATCTTCATATTCTTGAAATATTATTGCATCACCTTTTTCATCAATATCACCTAATGAATTGTGTACAATATCTGCAAATTCTTTATTAACTGACATTATCCACCTAGTCCTTGTAGTAACTGTGCTATGCCTGGTGGAGGACCTTGTGGTGGTAAGGCACCTCCTCCAAGCAGTTCTTGTTCAGCGACTGGTATTTCTGGTTCTTCTGCAGTAAAGAATTTATCCAGTATGTTTTGCATATTATCTGGGTTCTTTCTTATCTGCACAACAGCCATAGTTGCTTTAGGGTCACCCTGTTGGGCTTGTGCTAGTAATGTATCAAACAATACATTATCAGCTTTTTCTTTTGTAATTCTATCGTTTACTCTAACTAAGTTATCTAAACCATCTAAGTTTTCTTGTAGTGTTTGTCTATCAATAATTCCAGCTTGAAGTAATTGCAGCCCTGTTACAATCTTCTGTGGTTCATCATATCCAGCCATAGCACCATACACTCTGCGTGTCTTAAAACTATTTGCTATATCTTTTGTTGGTTCGTAAGTTTCAGAATAAAAAGTATTATCCATATAACCTGATAATGGTTTAGTTTGTCCACCATACATTTTTTGGTCCCACTCTAATCTCTTAGCATCAATCATCTCTATAGCATCAGACATTACTGTGTGATACTCTCTAATCATAAGAGACATAGAGGCACCTAATTCTTCTAATCCTCTACCAGTTGCGAAGCTAAGTGGAGACTGTGAATCATCAGAAACAGGGTAAGAACCACCAACACGAAGTTGTCTTTCTATTCTATCTATCTGTTGGAAAATTTGATAAGGAACATTTGATGCAGGTTTAGATACTTGTGTACCTGGAGCTAAATAGTTAACAGCGAATCTACCTTTACGATATTGTCCTGATTCTATCTCACCAGATATGTTTGTTTCTGTAAATACTGCATCTTCCATAGCTATTATTGACATAACATTAATCTTTGCCATTGAAGCCATAAGACCTATTATTTGGTCATACTGTCCTTGTAATCTGTCAAAAGCAAATTTCTTACCAATAACAAATGCTGGACCACTTTCAAGTGGGTTAGGTATGAAGTCAAGAATAGTTCCTGATGTCATATGGAATATATAAGTTCCATCTAAGTTGTAATACTCTGCAATTAAATCTCCATCACCATTGGAGTTAGCCCAAGAACCATTGTATGAATCTGTGTAAGCAGAAGCATATGCGTTACCTACACCAAGAATGTTTGTTTGATAGGCTTTATCTTTAGACATAATCTTATCTTTAGAGTTTGGATATGTTCTAACAAGAGCATCTTTAGGAACTCTTCTAATTATTGCCATTTCTTTTGGTTGTTGGTCTGCACCAAAGTAACCAGGAAAACAGTTGTAAGGGTCTCTTAATT